ATTTGGTCGTCCTGGGTGTACTCGGTGCCGATAAGGCCAGCAATAAACTTGCTGCGCTTGTTGGCCTCGGTTACGTCGGCGGCCTCTATGAGGGTGGAACCGTCGGGGCGGGTGCCTGTGTAGGTGTAGCCGTTCACGGTGTTGCCCTGCTCGTCGGTCTGGGTGGCTTCCTGCTCATTCAGGAAAAGCAGGAAATGGTTGTCGTCATACTTCGCGTAACTCTGACGCTGGGGGTTAAATGCTGTGTTCATTTTATTGGGGTTTTAATTGGTGTTTAACGGTTGTTTAT